TGATGGGAATCATTTTTATATTGATTGGTGCTCTTGTGGAAAGCATTGCTATCAATACCCTGGGCTTGTAGAGTCAGGCATTCACGGAATGAGAACTTGACCAATGATACGGTCAGGATCCCGTCCGGTTGATCGGTATCGAAGCTGCCAGCCCGCCTGCGGGCGGGGTGACCCTTCACCCCAGCCCGTCCACAAACAGCCCATCCTCCGCCGTCCAGGTCATGCCGGTCAGCAGGTGCTGGCGCGCGGCGCTGAACCCGGGCAGCGTCAGGTTCCTGCCCAGCAAATCCAGCGCGGGCGGCAGCGCGGCGCCGGATGACAGGCGCAGTTTTTCCTGATAGCTGATCTTTAAAGCCGGTTCGATGGCGCGCGGGACGGCAAAGACCTGCAACATGCGCCGTTGATCGACGATCGCGGACAGCCGCGTCTGCTCCGCCGTGCCCAGGCACAGCCAGCCCTCGATGGCTTCCAGCCTGGTCTGTTCGGGCAGGCGCCAAACCGGCTGGAAGATGCCGCTCTCCTGCCAGATCTGCGCCCCAGCCAGCACGCCGCCCGTGATCGCCTGGTATGCCGCCTCCGCGATCAACCCGCTGGTCTGCGCCACCGCCTGGAGGGTGAAGCGCAGGTCCTGATTAACCGGCAGCCAGGCGCTGCCGTTCCACTGGCGGCACTCCCCATCCGGGTAACCCCGGCCGTCATCGCTCTCCGCCTGAAAGTAAGCGCTGCCGTCTGGGGCGCCGGCGCGTTCCAGCGCCAGCCAATAACGGGTATTCCCCGCCAGATTGAGCGGCGGGTCAAAAACAAATTCCTGCCACTGCCAGCCGCCGTGTAGCAGCGCGTTGGGCAGGCTGGCGGCGCCAATTTCCGCCGCGGGGCTGCCCGCCTGGTCGGCGTGGATTTTAAGGTTCAGGTCGTCAGCCGCATCGCCCAGCATCGAAAGGCGCAGGGCGGCTCTGCCAATGGCAAAACCGGTAGCGGGGGTCAGGAAGGACTGCGCCAACCGCTGGCTTGCCAGCGTGCCGCAGGGCTGATGGGCTTTGCCGCCGGGCAAGTGGGCGATCAGCCCGCTTGCCTCACCGTCAAGCGTCCAGTTCAGACGCTGCCACCAGCCCCGCAGGGTCAGTTCTAGGCTTGCCGGCTGCGGCTCCCGTAACAGGCGCACGCTCAGCGTGTTTTCAAAGCCGGAACGGTTGAGCACCATCCGCGCCGCCTGGTTGGCGCGCGCCAGTCCGGGCTGTTGCAGACTCAGCAGGGCTTCCTTCGCGCCAAGCTGCTCCAGCCGCGCGGGGTCTTCCAGCCAGGTCGTGTATTCCCAGCGGTTCAAAGCGCCGCCGGGCGGGTCTGCCTGCGGGCAGCGCGCGCGGACGCGGCTGAGAAGGTTGCGGGTGGAAAAGGTGCGGCTGATGCTGCCGTCCGTCAGGCGGATCTGTTCCACCCAGCCGTTCCAGAGGGTCATGCCTTGCGGGTCGTGAATCTCCAGCGGCTGCCCCAGCCAGCCGGGCAATGTGGCGGGGTCGGGCGTGTCGTTTGCACTCAGGGCGGCGCGGACGCTGGCAATGAATGCCCCGCCGGGCAGGCGCCAGGTGAGGCGTTCCACCGTCCAGTTGCGTATGCCGGGCAGGGACGGGTTGAAGAGGACGCGCGGCTTCATGGCAGCAGCCTGGCGCGCGGCTGAACCTGCGCTGCCATGTGGACGCTCAGGTCAAGCGGCATGGCGACGCCCGTATCGAGAAGGATATTGAGTACGTGATCCTCCCCCGGCAGCAGCCAGATTCCAGCGCCGCTGACCCTGAAAGCGTGCTGGATTTTGTCGGGCTGCGAGAGGTGGCAGTAGGGCATTTCCTCATCCGCCGTGTCGATCAGCGTTTCTCCATAGGCAAGCCTGCCCTGCGGCAGGGCATTGAACTGGCGCCAGCCATCGCTGAAGAAGAGAAAGACCGCGTCCAGCGCGAGCTGGCAAATGCCGCCCGCGCGGTTGTGGGCAAAGAGCTCCAGGCTCATATCGTTCCAGGTATGCGGGCTTGCCGGCAGCGAAGGCAGGCAGATCGGTGGCATTTCCTGCAGTTCCCGGTCGCGCGCCAGCGGGCAGGCGGCGCTCTGGTATACCAGGCTGCCGTGATAGAGCTTCCAGCTCAGCCAGGTGCCCTCGCGGATGGCGGCAGGGTTCACCAGCCGCATCAGCGGCTTCAGACGCGCGCCCGCCAGCGCGGTGAAAGCGGCGCCGGGCAAAACCCAGGTCAGGATGCGCAGCGCGCCGCTGTACTCCCACTGCACCAGCCCGTAGGCGCCGCCGTGGCAGGCGGGTTGGGTGACCACGCCAAAGCTGAGCATGCTGCTGGCTGCCTCGCCCTCCAGAACCGCCAGCGGGCTGCGCCTGCACCTGCCCATCCCCAGACGGATGGAATCGATGCTGACACCCGGCTTGAGATCGTGATGGATGGAAAGCCGCAGCGGGGCGGGCAGATCGCCGGTCAGGTCAGCGCCGTCCACCCAGCATGCGTTAACGCCCTGGCTGTCGGCGCGGTTATCCACGCGCAGCGGGCTGGTAGCGCCGCTGCCGTAAACGTTGCGCAGGGGCAGCGGCTGCCAGGGCAGGGTCCAGTAGTCGGGTCGCCGCACTTCAAGGCGGATGCCGATGCCGCGCGCTTGGTTGCTGCCAACAATCCAGTTGAAGCTGGCAGCCAGCACGCGGCTGCTGTACGCCAGCGCCGGGCTTCCGCTGTGGATGATCAGATCCACGGGCGGCTGCAGGGGGACGCGGGCGATGATCGTTTGCAGCAGGCTGATGAAGGCGCGCGTCTGCGCTGTTGAACCCTGCAGCACCAGATCCAGTTTTTCCTGAACGCTGCCGTCTGGCAGGCGCTGGGCGGGCTGGCGCAGACAACCGCGCAAGACCGGCAGCCTGCCCGAACCATGCAGGACAAGTTCGTTGGCGCCGAATTTTAAAGCGATTTTTTCCATCATTCCTCCATTGATCTTTTACGCCCTGCCGGGTGAACTTTCCGCCCGGCAGGGATTTTGTTAATAGGGCAGCCGAGCGCTGCGCTGCAGGAAGTAAAGGCGCACCTTTTCAAGCACCGCTTGAAGCTGCGCCGGGCTCAACTCCTCCTGCGCCAGCGGGGTGATCTGCTGCGGGTCGGGGTGGTAAAGCTCGCTGCGGGCAGCCAGTCGCTGGGCGCGGGCATGCTGGCGGGCAAACTGCAGCACCAGCAGGCTCAGCTTGATTTCGTCATCCAGGTTGGATGCCAGCGCGCCGTCCAGCCCGCTGATCGTCAGAACCGCCGGGCAGGCGCTTTGCACGTCAGCCAGCGCCAGCCGCAGGCACTCCTCCAGTTGGGCATCCGCCCAGATCTCCGCCTGCGGGTCGGGCAGCAGCGTGCGCAGGCGCGCCAGCAGGCTGGTCAAACTAAGGCTCATCAGCGCCTCCCTGCCCGTCCTGGCTGGGTTCTGCTTCGCCGGTATCCGGCCTGCCTACTTCCGGCCTGCCTACTTCTGGTTCGTGTATGAATTTCATGCCGTTGGCGGCGATGAAAACCACCCTGCCACCCGGGTAAAGCTTCCAGGCGCGGATACCAGCCGGGTCAATGCCGTGTGAAAGCGCCAGCGCGCTGACTTCCGGCGGCAGGTCTGTTGGGCGGGTAATCAGACTACGTTTCTTTTTTTGCATCGCTCACCTCCTGCCACAGTTCGGGATGCGCCTGCCAGAGCGCCGCCAGTTTTTCTTTATCGCTGGGCTGGTGCGGCGTGATCGGCTGTCCCAGCCAGACCTGCATATCCTGAAGGCTGCCGTTGAAAAAATTAAGGTCAAGCGCGGTTTGCGCCCCGGGCAGAATGAATTTATCGCCCGAGAACTGCCACAAGCGCCAGTCGGAACAACCAGGCGGGATGGCGGGCGCCGGAATGGCGGGGGCGTATTCCCGGAGCATTTTTTCCCAGGTCAGGCGCACCTTGCCGGACTTGTACGGGTAATACGCCAGCCAGAGCGGGTATGCCGGCAGCCAGGCGGACATCTGCGGGGCGTAGTCGCGCACAAAGCTGGCGCGCGTGTAAACAACCACCGGCTTGCCGAAGGCGCTTTCCATGGCGGCGGCGCATCCCTGCGCGCTGCGACTGATCTGCTCGCCGGAATACCTGCCGGAAATGCTGCCCTGCTGCCACTCCTGCCAGTCGCACCAGTACTGCTCCACATCCAGGGCGATGAAGGCAAAGGGCAGCCCGCGCAAGCCCTGCTTGAGGTTGCTGATCTGCGCGTCAACCGGGCAGCCCGGGTCAAGCCAGTGATAGGCGGCGCAGATCATGCCGGCTTTGGCGGCGCCCTTGATGTGGCTGCCGAAGAGGGGGTCCTGGCGGTAACTGCCCTGGCTGGCTTTGACAACGGCGAACTCAACGCCAGCTACCTTCAAAGTCTGCCAGTCGATGCTTGCCTGCCAGGAGGAGACATCCACCCCCAAACAATATCGATCAAACATAGGGAACTCCTTTTTCGCGGCGCGATTATCCGCCGGATGGTTTGCGAAAGCCATCCTCAACAGCCACGCCGAGGATATAAGCCGCCAGAAGCGAGACAAAAACAACTGCCTCGTTTTCCGGCACCTCAAATGAGGGGTCAAAATGGCGGATGATCAGAAAAAGCGTGCCGATCACCGCCGCCCAGAACTTGCGCGAAGCAAGCAAAAGTTTCCATTTGTTCATCATTTCCTCCGAATTTCTGAATTAGCCGCGCCACTCCCCTGGCGGCGCGGCTGTGAGATAAAGGGTTAAGCCACGTTGGCTTTGTACAATGGGCGGTAATCCGCCACGAAGACCGAAAGGAAGTGCCGCACCTTGAGGTTGATGGTGTCGTTGTGCAGCATGTCAAAGCTGCGTTCCGCTTCGGCAACGAAGATTTCGGGCATCAAGCCAAAACGCTCAGCGATGACGATGCCGGGCACCAGGCGCGGGTCTGCCACCGCCGCCCAGTCGTTGGGGTCGCTCCAGTCGGGGACGGTGATCACGTCGCCATCCTCGCCGCGCTGCATGTTGTCGGCAAAGATGTTAGCCTCCCGCTCAAAGCTGGGATAAAGAATGCGTTTGGCGGTCAGGCGCAACGCTCGGGGCACCAGCAGGTAGCGCGCGTCCACCGCCAGCGCCGGTTTTGTGCTGCCGCCAGCCACCATGCTCTGGTTGTAGATCGCCTGGCTGGCAGCCTCAAAGCTGGCGGCGCTCAGGGCGGTTGTGCCCAAATTCTTATGGAAGGTGGCGTCAAAGACGTGCGCGCCATCGCCCATGATCGGGCCAACGCCGTTGGTGGCGGTGAAGATGGTCGAAACCAGGCTGGAAATATTGCGGATTGCCCCGGCTGCCAGTTTCCGCGGAAGCTGGCGCAGCTTATGGGTTTCGTCCTTGTCAATCATCTCCAGGGTGATCGGCAGCAAGCCGCCGTACTTGCGGAAAGTCTGGTATTCGCCGCTGTCGGTAATCTCCAGCTCGCTGTAGGAGCCGCCCTCGCTGATCAGATTGAGCGCGCTGACCTCGCCCAGGGTGATGCCTGTGACCGGCTGCAATGAGGTCATGTGCTCAACCGCGACAATCTTCTCCCACCAGCGGTAACCGGCTTTGCCCAACTGATCCCACTGTTCAATCATGATCTTGTTGAAGCTGTTCTTAAGCACGTTGGAGAGTGTGTCGCTGTCGGCTAACTGGACGCGGTCGGGCTGCATTTTCCCGTGAAAGTCGCTATCGCCGGTAAGGCGCAGGTAAAGCTCGCGGATGCCGTCTAGGCGTGATACACGCGCGCCGCGCATCGATTCATCCCGCGGGGCGCCCAGCAGGTCATCGGCGGCAGCCTGAAGCTGGTCACGCTGCGAGTGCATTTCTTCAATCCTGCCTGCGCCGCGAATCTGCGACCTGCCCTGGAGGGCGGCAACCAGCGCTCGCTGCTGGCTGATGGCATCCTCCAGCGCGCGGGCGTCATAAGGCTGGTTTTCCAGTTGCTTGCGGATCATCGCGCAGGCGGCTTCCGGCAGGCTGCTTTCCTTTAACTTAAGGTTGAGCATCTCACGGCTGATTTGCTGGAACTGGCTGGCGATCTCCGCCGCTGCCGGTTGGGGCTGTTCCTGGGCGGAATTTGCCTGGGCAGGCTGCGCCTGGTCGGGTTGGTTCGGAATATCCGAACTGAGTTGAACGTTTTCTGTTTCCATTGTTTTCTCCTTTATTGGATTGGGTTGGATGAGGCGTTTAAAGGCGCCGCCGCGCGCCGGTCGGTAGACCAGATCAAGGCTGATAACGCGCAGAATACGGCTGACTGTTTTACCATTGGCGCTGAAAAGCAGGTCGGCGCTGAAGCCAAGGCAGCGCCTTGGCTGCGGGCTGTTGAGCCACTGGATGCCGATCTCCCGCAGCAGCGCCGCGCTGGGACCGGCAGGCTTGATGTGCAGCACAACCGCCTGGTTCTGCTCATCGAAGCGGGCGCCAAAGGCAATGCCTGCCAGGTCGCGCAGGCTGCGGCTGGCGTGGGGCGGCTGGTGGTCGATGAAGACCTCCACGCCCTCCCAGAGCGCCAGCGACTCGCGCAGGCAGCCCTCATTGAAGAGCCAGCCGTTGCCCTCGCCGCAGTTGATGGCGGTCACCTCAAAAAGCGGCTGGCTGTCCGGCTGTCCTTCCGGCGGCGGTTGCGGCTGGATTGCCTGCATCTGCAGGCGGATACGGATTTCTTTCTGTTCTTCTTGCATCAATACTCCTTTCGTTGTTGGGTTGGGTCAGATCGCGGCGATGCCGCGCGTCTCGCCGCTTTCGGGGTTAACCAGCCTGGAGCCGGCTTTGCCCGCCGCGCGCTGGCTGCCTTCCTGCCGGCGGGCGGGATCATTCGCCGCTGGTTCAGTCTGCGCCTCCCCCGCCACCTCGCCGGCAAAGCGGTAAAGCATGCGCAGCAGTTCCTGGCGGTCAATCAGCCCGCGGTCAAAGAGCTGGAAGAAGGTCTGGCTGGCTGCCTGGGTGGCAATGGCAAGCGCGGCGTTATCACGGGCGCTCAGGTCTGCGGTCTGGACGCTGACGCGGCTGTCGGGGTCGATGGCGGGGTCGTAACAGGCGCGGCGTCGCAAACAGGCACGCGCGAGCTGGCAGAGCATCTCGGAAAAGATCAATTGGCGCTGCTCGAAGTGGCGGAAGGTAGGCCCTCCAGCCGCCTCGGCGGTGGTGCGCGTGGCGGATTCCGGCTCAGCCAGGAAGTGCAGCGGGATGCCGGCGCCAGCGGCGATCATCTTTTTGATGCTGAGCCCGTCGCTGCCTGCCTCGTGGCTCTCCAAACGCGGGTGAATCACATCCCATTGCTCCGATTCATCGGTCACCAGGATCGATCCCGGTGTGGGCGGAGCGCTGTTGAGCAGGGTCTGCCTGGCAGAGCGTTCGGCTTCACTTAAAAAGCGCGCTTTGACCACAAAATAAAAGGCATTGCGGTAGCGGTTGAGCCGCGCTCTGTCCTCCAGCCAGACGGCGTAACGGTTCAGCCAGACCAGCAGTGGCGCCAGGTCGCTCTCGCCGCGCACGGCTCCCGGCGGGCGGTTGATGGCAAAATGCAGCATGACCTGCTGGCGCGGGTCATCGCCGACCGGGTCATACGCCTGCCAGATAATCGTTTCGCCCGGCGCGTCGCTGACCTGGTGGTAGGCGCTCTCCTGCTGGATGTCGTTGGGCTCGGTTTCGATGTTGCTGATCTGGGCTGCCGGTATGGCGCGCACGTAACTCATGCCGGCGGCATCGCTGGAGAGCAGAAAGAAGAGCTCGCCGGCGCGGGTCAGCTCGTCGCTCCATTCGTAGATGCGCAGCCCGCACTGGTTGAGCGGGTGCTGCCACCACACGTTGAGGAACGCCTGCGCGGCGGGCTGCTCCGCCACAAGACGGACGCCCCCGCCAACCACATACTGGCTGGTCAGGCCAACGATGCGCCTCGCCAGCGGGTTGGCGCGCCAGGCGTCCAGCGCCTGCTGGAGTACTTCTTCGCGGTCATAAGACGGGCGATCGCGCTCGGCTGCCGGCGTCAGATAAAAGGGCAGATCAGGCGTGGTCTGCAGGCTGCGCCGGATGCGGCGGTTGAATAAGCGGCGGATGGAATGGAAAAGATTCAAGGTTCACCTCCTAGATTTGGGTTGGTCATTACGAAAACGGTTGAAGTCGATCTCGCGCAGCGGGTCGGCGGCGCGGATGACGGCAGTCGGCAGCCCCGGGGCAAGGCTCTGCCCTTCCAGCACGGCGACCAGGGCGGCGGAGACCAGCCAGTCGTCATGCAGCGCTTTGCCATTTTCATCACGGGTGGCGGCGGGCACATACCAGCGCAGAACCCTGCCGCGCGTGGCGGAAATGCTCGATTTACAGGCGCGCGCCTGCGCCAGGAAGGTTAGTTTCTCCGGGCTGGCATCGCGGTGATCTTTGAGCCTGCCGCTGTCAATCAGCGCCAGGAAATCCCAGCCCAGCTTGCTTTTGCTGGCAAGTGTGAAATGGAAGGGAATCACCCTGCCGGGCAGCGCGCTCTGCAGGAAGGAGCTGATACCGGCGCCCACACCGCCGGCGTCAACCACCACATGGCGCGGCTGCCAACGCCGGGCGAGTGCCAGAATATTATCGAAGAGGGCGTTGTGCGCCAGCCCCTGCCAGGCGATCCGCCAGAGGATGCGGTAGTGGTTGCGGGCGAAGCCCCATTCACTCTGCTGGCTGTGCAGGGAGAAGATGGTCAGCGCGGTGAAATCACGCTGCGGGTTGGCAAGCGCGCCGCGCTGCGCCAGCCCGCCGTCCTCGCCGGCGACGTCCAGACAGAAGACGTAAACCTCCCCCGGCAGCGGGCTGGACTGCATCGGGTGCTGGCCGGCCATCAACGCCAGCCTGCCATCATCAAAGAGGCGCCCGCCGCTTTCCAGCAGCTCAGAGAAGAACTGGGTGCGCACCAGCGGGTGATCCCTGCCCAGCATCTCCACCTGGCGGCGCACAAATTCTCCGTAGGCGGGCACCTCGCGCGCCACCTGATCAGCGCTCAGCACAAAGGCGCGCGGTTTGCCAGCGTGTTCCTGCTCCTGCTGCGCCAGGCGCAGCTCGCGGGCGAGCAGGGTGTCCTCATCCCAGGCGGTGCCCCAGAAAACGCGCGTGGCGTTGGTGCTGGCTGCCATGGGGGCGATTTCCTTATCATATTTCTCGATGCTGATATCCTGCGCTTCATCGACCTGCAGCAGCAGCGAAGCGGTGGCGCCGACGATGTTGGCTTCCGCCGAGCCGGAGAGGAAGGTGATGCTGGCGGCGCCGACCGAAAAACGGTAACCGGAATCCTTGCGCCAGCGCTCTCTGAGCAGCGGGTGGTGGCTGAGGATGCCCTGCAGGCGGCGCATGGCATTCTGGCTTTGCGG